CTATTTAAACTGTGACCAATCAGTATTTAAAATATCAACATTAGTCGGAATGTTAACCTTTTCATCTGAATTAAGCTGCTTAAACTGCGTACGTTTCTGACGCTCTTGGCGAACTTCCTGGACAGATCGATAATTTTTCTTCTGCCATGCAACTAGAATTGTCTCAATATATCGGAGATTCAAAGCTGCATTAAGCACGGCTTCTTGCACCGCTGCCTTGATAAACTCTGGCTTAAAATGATCAACGTCAAACCAATTCTTGACAGTTTCCATCTCCATTTGACTTAATGGTCGACCAAACTCCTGCTCGATTAAATTATAAATCGCAGCACGACTCAAATCATCTTGATGCGTGACCGGTTGACCTTGCGTGGCCACTCGTTGCGCTGCCGTCATGGCATCACTGCCCGGTTCGGAAACCAACTTGTCGTATAACGGTTGGAAATCCAATTGCGTGCTAACACGGCCAGCGCCATCACGCATACTAACGAAATTAACCAATCCTTTGGCACGCATGGCCTCAAGATGTCCAAACACTGTCTGCGCATCCCATCCAAGCGTGTCCCCAATTTTTTGCGTGCTAGGTTCCAGCTCGCCACGATCGATGCCTGCCTTAGTTTGTACATAAACAAGCAGTTCCTCGTTTGTCATGCCAAGGTCACGATAATGTTGTAGTAAATAGTTACTGATGCTCGTTGTACCAGATTGCATAAACGCTGCAAAATTCAATTTATCTGTCATACGTTCCCCTAACTAAAATTTGAAAGCATGTGCCCCATACTTTTCGATTTTTCTATTATACCCCCATATTTCCGTCTGCGCGATGGTCATATTCAGAGTACGCTAAACAATATAGGAGGATTTGCAATATGGATAATAATGATAACCGCCCATTATGGCTACGCCCCTGGTTCTGGCTGCTAGCACTATTCGTTATAGGTCGTCGAAAGAAGAAAAACAAACAACCAAAATAACTTACGACTATAAAAAACCGCTGAAAACAGTTATAACGACAGTTTTCAGCGGTTTATTAATGTTTATATTAACTTATGGCCACAAACGGTTCATTGTACGTGGGAATGTGTAAATGCTTATACACCAGTAATTTGAGCGTTTACTGGCGCAAATATTAAGCCTCGTATTTAGTGGCGCAAACTAAGCTGAATCCAATTTTAGTTTGCAGGGTATGACCCGCCATTCCCTCACTCAATTATTGTACAATAAAAAGCCCGCCAGACAAGGAAGTTAATCCAAGTCCAGCGGGCTTTTTTCAAGTAAATCAACTAAAGTTATTATTGAAAATAATTTGAAAAGAACTTAATCATTTTTGCCTTGCTACTAAAGCCTAATGCTTGCGCTTGATTTTCGCCGTTTTTTCTTACAGGCTTTATGGCGTTTTGAATATCTTTATAGATGTCTCCAAAACCATAATTTTGATCTATATTATGAGCCAAATAAACTATCGGAATAATAACGCTGGCTAATTTATTAGTTATCTCAGTTTTACCGTTTTTTCGTTCGTGAACATCTAAATATTCTCTCCATTCGACTTTAGATTTTGGCAAAGTTTTAAATTCAATATCAATTAAATTAGAACTGTGTGCACAAACGTTTCTAACTAAAACCATTGCCCCTATCCATGAATTTAATTCAGAACTACCACAACTAAAATTTTTAGCAATTTTATTCTTACTTTTCAACGGTAAAAGTTGGTAAATATGATGTAATTGTCCAAATGATAATAAATCAAATGCTAGCCAAACGGTAGGATACTTCTTATGTTGAGAACCATTTTCTACTTTATTATATTTATTATCTTTTAAAGTGAGATTTTTTTCGTCAAAATATTCTGGATTTGAATATTCATTCATATTTTTAATCATTTTCAAAATTGTATTTTTTATCAAAGATTGTTCTCCAATAATATACTCAGAGGTATAACGTCCTTGATCAGCCCAAACTAAAAAGTCCAAATATCCAAATGGGCCAGAGTCATTACCTATTAGCTCGGCAAGACTGTTTTTAAAGGCTAGTTCAATCATTTCAATAATATGTAACAAATGTATTCTTAGGTTTTTATCAAAAAAATATCGTTTTAACACACTGCTGAATAGTAGTCCATCATATAGACCATCTCTTACAAATGGCTTTGCGTATTCTTTTAACTTATAGTATCCGATATTTTTAATGTCGATACTTGCATTTTCTGAATCGATTGACATTTTTCGATCACGAAAAACATTTACAAGTTTTTGATTTTCATCTTGTATATTCATTTTTAATTCCAGCTTTACTATAAAAAAAGCCCGAACAAAATTGCCCGGGGACTTGATATGTTTTTATTATATATGGCACCATATTGAATGTCAATTTCAATACAGAAAAGCCCGTCCAGATTAAGTACATCGTACCTAGTCCAGACGGGCTTATTTTATATGTGGGCCAACTTGTGCATCTGTTTCAGTGCCGCAAGTTGGTCCATTTTAAATTAGTTAGCAAATGCAGCTTGTAGCCAAACTGATTCACCGTTCATTTCGACTTCGATTGATGATCCAACACGTTGCAATACCTTGTATCGTCCATTCAAAGTGAAGTATTCCGGAGCTCCGTTGTTACCAAGGCTATTTTGGTCCGCCAATGGGTTACCATGACGGTCTGTCAACGTGATTGCTGACGCTGGGATGTCGTTGTGATAATCTGCTACCGGAATTGCCATATCTTCATTACGTGCGTATACGCCACCAAACTCATACTGCCAGCTGTCCAATACGAATACGCCGTTAAACTCCGCCGAGTCATCTTGCGTGTTAGCGTCCAAGATTTCAACATTCTTCTTGTTTACCCATGAGTAAATATCATCGAGTAACACACGGTCGCCATCTACTTCAAGCACCTTGTGTGGCTCACCCTTAACAAAGTCAGGGATGGCTTCACCAGTTGCGTAATGAGTGGCGCTGAAGTTTACCTTAACCGTCATACCCGACGCAATGTCTGCCTTTGGTGTGTTGTCAGCTTCCTTACCAGCATCAACGGCAGGTGTATCCGTGTTTGGCTTGTTAGGGTTACCGTTCTTGTATCCGTTATCCGTGATACCAGTTAAATCAACGTTACCGTCCAGTCCACCGGCAACATATGTTGAAGTGAATTGGAACAACCCGACATTGTCGAATGATGGAAAGTAGTTATAGTTTGGCTCTGGCATCACTTCGTAGTTTGGATATTCAGCAAGCCACAATTCATATGACTTAGCAATGCGTTGCAAGTCTGTTGAGGATTGCAAGTAATTCTTGTATCCGTAAACCATTGGCGTATATCCAGCGTTCTTAATGCGTTGCAATGCGTGCATGATTACGTCAGTATTTTGCCCGCCACTCTCAACATCAAGAGCGACAATCGACCCCTTTGGCGTTTGAATTTTCGGCAAGAAGTAGTCCAATACCTTATCAGCCGTCGCATAATCAGTGATATCTTGCCACCACATATACGTGTGAGCGCGCTTGGCCTGAGCAATTGCGTATTGGACTTGCGTGGCATAAGTAGATTGGTCATAAATATAACCGTGATAACCACCAATTTGCGCAATAGCAAACTTATCCTGACCATATCCAAACTTACCTTGCGAACCTTGGTAGATTGACCAATCAACACCCTTGTCACCTTTGGCAGCATGTACTGATGGTACTGATCCCATAATTAAAAGCGCTCCAGTCGTAACCAAAGCGCTTTTTAGCAATTTATTCATATGATTGTTCCTCCATTGTTGATTCTGAAGGTGTTGTCGTTACCTGAGATTCTGCTGAACTTGCTACTACAGCAGCTGAGCTTACTGGTGCCACTGAACTTACTGGTGCTTCTGCTGAGCTAGCTGAAGCCTCTACTGATGAACTTGCAACCGTAGCTTCTGAGCTTGCTACTGAATCATCTTCTGAGCCTACTGGAGCTTCTGTCGCAGAGCTATCTACTGAACTTGCTGGAACTTCAATGATTGGATCTGGCACATAGATTTCTGCGTCAGCTACCATGTTCTTGATCTTAGCCAATCCAAGGCGTTCCCAGTCCTTAGTGTTATCAGTCAACTTGATTCCATCGGATTGTCCTAACATCATCTGACCACCCAAGTATTGGCTGAAGTCTTCTGAGTTACGGATTGAATAAGGCAAGATTACCTGTGATAGTTGAATACCCGTACTGCCGTTATTTACTTGAATTTGTGGTGCATTAAAACTTACTGATACTGTCATTATTTTTGTCCTTTCTTCATCTCTTGGACAGCCAATTCAATGGCTTCATCAATCTGCTTAGCAGTGAACAGATGAGCCTTGTCGGCCTTAATCAGATAATCCGTAATCATCTTGATTGCTTGAGCCTTTTGCGTTTGGCCACCGTCGAAGGTCACCTGAGCCCAATTCACTGCATTTTCTGCAATACCTAACAAGGCTGTGAGCCTCTTATTGCGGGCAAATCGTGCTGAAGCCCAACCAATGCCCAAAATTAAAAGCGCTGGAGCAATACCTGACTGCCATAGCGCTTCTGCAAGGTTTATTAAGTTATTCGTTGTCATCGTGATGTTCTCTCCAATCTTCGATTACTCTGATACGTGTTTCGTGATCATCAAGCCGTGAATCATAAGACTTTAAGGTGTCCTGCAAACCGGCAATTGTCTTATTCAAGCTGTCGATTGACTTAACAAAGGTCATCTTGATTACGAACCACATTGCGGCACTTAGTGTTGCCAACACCGTGAGCCACCCTGCTAAATCGTGTGGAAAAAATCCCATATCATATGCCTTTCTTTTATTACTTAAAGTAGCTGGCAGAACCCTCAACATATAAAATAATACCTTTGTAGTCTGTGGTGTTATTCTCAACACCGTGGCGCAATTGATATTGAATTTTCCCTGTGTTATCAATGTGGACCATAAGAAGCATGTCTGTCTGAGTAGAAACCCCTCCAATCCCACTACGACCTCCCATAACCGCCGTTACGTAGCTGAAAGGCTTTGTTATATTGCTAGGCATTTGACCCAAGTCGTGCCATGAAAACGACGCATCACCTGTGAAGGTACCAGTAAACCAAACCTCTACGCCGGCTGCAAACTCTCGGAAGTCAATTCTTATCCCGTTTGCAGTAACAGAGCCGGTCTTGATACTTGATGTTTTAACACTAGCCATCGTCGTGTTACCTGTGAGTGTCTTATCACCCGCAAGGACTTCATTTCCAGAGTTATGCACAACACCGTCATCGTCCGCCAAGTTGTGCCAAGTCTTTCCGTCCCTTGATTGTTGGATAGAAGTTCCGTCTGACTTAAAGTTAGGCGTGCTGATTGTCTTTGCCGTAACCCCACCGTTAGAAGTTACATTGCTTGCTGTAATCCCCTTATCGAAGGTAGCTTCTTCAGTGAAGTGATTTGCAACGTTCAGCATAGACACTTGCTTGGAGTTGATTTGCCCTGCCAGATTCTCAACTGACGCCTTCAAAGTTTCGTAAGCAAGTTGTTGTGCCTTGATATTGTCATTCAAACCACTGATACGTGAGTTTGCCTCGTTGATAGCCTTTTGTACTGAATCTATGTAGTCCTTTGAAGCATTAGCTGTGAACAGAATGTTGTTAGCCAGTACTGTGAACGTTACAGGGATTGAACTGATAACAGTCCCAGTGCCATCTTGAACACTGATGTAAGCCTCTTCAATGTCACCAGCTGATTGGTACATCTCTCCTGGGATTAGCATTGAAAACAAACCTCCAGTGGCTGAAATCATGTCGTGAACCCCAGAAATTTGCTTGACCTTACCTGCTGAATCCTTTGCTGTAAGAACAACGTTTTGTCCGTCTAAGTTATGTGGCAAGTTGCCGTCCTTGATAGCAAAGTAAACGATCCGTCCGTTATCACCTTGTCGTCCTGATAGTGAGTCGATCAATGTTACATCAGTTGAGTCTAGTAACGTGTTAACAACGGCATATCGACCCTGTGATTGTGCTTGTGTAGCCATATTTTCTTAATTCCTTTCGATTAAACCGTTGAGAATCATAATCCCAACCATGTTTTGCAATGTGTTTTCCATAGCAAACAAGTGAGCGTTGAAATCTGTGTAAGATTCCCCCAAACCAGTTAGATTACTTCCCCAGTATTCATGTCCTTTGGCCTGTGCGCCCTCCATATCAACAAAATGGTACTCGTTGAAGATGTCCACCAGTCGATTGAGGTTATTTTTGAGCAAAATTAAAGCACTCCCAATTTCTGAGAATGCTTGCTCGTTGTATTCTGAAATGTTTAACGTCCCTATGTGTGCCGGCATATCTGTAATCATGCCAACATCGTAGAACGCTTGGTAAATCTGTTGTGATGTATCATCAGCCCCAGAAATACGCTTAGGTAATTCCAATATCATTTACTTCACCACCTTTGTTGTCAGTGTCCCCTTATCATCAACCACCAGTTGATACTTCGTACCATTGGGGCTGGTCAATACCACTGTGCTCAAGTCAGGCTTACCTGCGATAGCTTGCCAATGGGTGTAGGCATAAGCCTTATTTCCATCAGGGTCAGCATATTGCACGATTGGCGTGCTCTTAGGTGGCTCCGGTTCTGGGTTAGGGCCTGGATCTGGCTCAATCCGGTCTGACTTAGCATAGGCTTGCCATGCTTCGGTGTCGCCATAGAACTTGTCCAAATCCAGATTGCCATCGTAGCCACTTAGGCGCCCCGTTGAAGCGTATTGGAATATTGCTGGCCCACTCCATGAGCCATAACCATTAGCGTCCGTCCAAGGGTTATCTTGGTACCCAGTGGGGTTTGAGTCTGCGTATTGGGCGACCCAGAGACCATAATTGGCACTCACCGTTGACCAGTCGTAACTGTTTGTGACTGACTTGCTCATGTAAATCAGTGGCCTGATACCAGTCTGTTGGTACACGTAATCCAGAAAGGCCTTAGCGTAACCAACACCTTGCGTTACAACAGCACCTTCCCAGTCCAACACCAAGATGGCCTCTCCAAGATACCCTTGAACGTTGCTGAGAAAGAACTTGGCCTCTTCCACAGCACCGACACCTGTCGCAAAGTGGTACACACCTAACAACCGGCCTGCTGACTTAGCACCTTGGTACTGGGTATCAGCTTCGGGTGACACATAGGTAGTTCCCTCGGTGGCTTTAATGATGACGAAATCAGTTGGTACTGCGCTTAGGTTAATACCAGCCTGCCAATTGCTTATGTCGATTCCATTTAACGTCATTAGCTGTCTACCTTTCCGATAACCCACATGTTACCTGTTGTCTCTGTGTTCTTTTTTGCCGTGTTGACTGCTGATTGTTGTACCTTTTGGGCGTCCAAATAATTCTTGCGGGTGTTGTTCAAAGTAATCTGTACCGCTGTTGTCGCAAACGGTGCTCTTACAATGCTGACCACTTCAACGGAAGTCTGGAACCCGTTATCAATCATCTGTACTGTCCAATTTTCACCCAAAGCAACGTCTTCATTCCCAGCTGATGTAACTGTCATAGCCAACGATGGCTCCAATGCAAACGATTGGGAAGCCAAGTTCTTCATGGCGTCTGTTGAGGTAATCTTGTCGCTTTCAACACGGGCACCCTCTTTGATACCCCACTTAGCAACTGAATCTGCGTCCTGTACTTTGAAGGGTGAGAATGCTGGTTGTTCCATGGTTGATACAGCTTGCACGGTATTCACAATGCTGGTTGCGTCATACTGTAGTTGTACTGCGGCAGTATCGTTACGATACCTGAATACCTTACGAGTATTGGTCACATATGAATCCTTGTCGTACAAATGGATCACCTTGTTATCAGGTACGATGGCATATATCCCAAATGCACCCTTGATTGTTGACAACCCTTCGATAATTGACGTGTTACCGAAATCTGTTAGCGTCTTGTTACTGTCGAACTTACCATGAATCTGATATGAGTAGCCATCACCAATATCCGTGAGCAGAAAATTCAAGGCGTCTGTCAGACTGAATGAATTATCACCCTGTCTAACGTTGTACTGGAACCGATTGTTGAGCTGGTAAAAGATGTGCGTTGCCGTAACTGTTACGTTGTGAACGCCACCTGTGTTATCATCAGTCGCCTGTTTAATCACGTAGGTTTGACCGTCATATTGCACCAGATTCTCTACTTGCAACAACGCAAATCCCAGTGAACCATCGTCATACGCTTGAAAATCAACTTGGTAAGCTTCATTCTTCGTACGGGTAATTTGAAACGTGCTGAAATTCAATGAGGATAACGCCTGTGTGGACTTGCCGTCCCTCGATTGAATAACAACCTTGTCTTTGCTGTAATCCATTTAGAAGTACAAAAATGGGAAGCTGAAGGTAACATTGGCATTGCTTAGTCCACTTAAACGAATGTCATTATCTCCACGTTCCAACTCGATATGTCCAAAGTCCGTGTCTACGTTAGTTGAACCATTTAACGTTGGTACCACGCCATTTAACACAAACGTGTCTCCACTGCCCATCGCCTTATTCAGCGTGATACTGGTGCCATTCGTCTGATTTGTCAAAGTAAACGCACCGGAACCTTTTACTGTAATCACCAAATCATGATGGTTCACATAGGGGTCAATGGCTACATCACTTGGGTTATAAATGTTGAACTGATTACTGGTACCAACATAGCTCAACGACTTGGCTGGTAGGTTCATACCAAAGCCCAAACTGCTTAAGTCATCAGGTAACTTATCAGACCTAACCAAACTTTGTGCCATACCACTTGGATTGGTGAACACAAGGTCTACCGTCCCTTGTGATGAAGCTTGAATCGATGTGATGTCAGTTGGGTTGGCCATTACCCAAAACGTCTTATATGGCTCCTGTGAACTTCTCAGGCGTATCAAACTACGGTTGTAGAAGATACGTTGTAACTCCGCTTTGAGCAACCTAAAATCAGCCATGTTGCGTCCCTTAATGAACAGTGACACGGTGACTTGATTGGCTCCATAGGTGGCTGTTTGTAACCGTTGGCCATCTGAGCCAGCTATGGTTAGCCAGTTGCCAGATAACTGAGGTGCTGATGACTTCATGTTCAGAAACTTCACAGATGGAAGCCTGGCTGTTAAGTCATATTCTTGGCCACCGTAGGGCTGTACGAATAGTTTCATAACAGGCATATCCTTTCGTTAAATCGATTGATAATTGTGTGTTGCTTGAGCCATACCCATTTGGTTCATAAGGTTGGGTAAGTTGATACCGTCCTTAGACTGCATAGCCTTGAGTTGGTCTTGGTTAACGCCAAGCATGAGTGACAATATCGCAATTACGTTGTCGAACTTTTGCTCCAACTGTGCTGTATCTGATTGAACTATAACCTGTTGTGGTTGTGCCCCATTGATACGTTGGTTAGCTTCTGCAAGCAATTGGTTGGCTCTTGGCTTACGTGATGGATTCATTGGGATAACCACTTCTGGGAACCCTTCTTCACCCATTTCCGCAAACGTACGTGAGTTAATCCAACCACCATTGGCAAATCTCTTAGCACCCCAAGGCCCCCAACCACGCTTAACACCAGTTGGTGCCAAAGCTGACCGCCAATCCACCATGTTGAACACGGCAAGGAACTGATCTAAGGCTGACAGAATGTTGTTGTGGCCTGGGTACTTCCAAGCATTAAACGTCCCAACCTTGTATTGGAACAATCCTCGTGGCTTACCAGTACCATCGTGGTCATCGTAACCAGTGTTGATACTTGGGTTAACGTTTGACTCAAACATGGCTTGTGACCATAGCTGTGCCAAATCAGCGCCTGACAAATGTTCCCCAATCATGTCGGCCGCTTTACGAGCTGTCTTATTGAAGGATTCCTTTGACATAGCACCTTCACCGCCCTGTGCTACAACGTCCTCATCTTCGTGCTTCTTTTTCAAAGACTTGAACATGCTGACAATTGGGTCTGCAATACCTTGAACCAGTCCATTGGCCATAGCTGGTGCGATGTTCGTTACCAGAGGGCTTCCTGTGATACCTGAGACCGCCTTGTTCATAACATTTCCCAAAGCCTTGATTGGGTGTGCGATGAACTCTGTTAGCTTGTCCCACTTATCTGAAATCCACCCGATTGCTGTATCAAGCCAGTTATCAGTACCGTTGGCAAACTTAGGTAGGGCATGGGCTGGGATAACCGTTTCACCACCTGAGAAGTTGACCAATCTGTTGCGACCTTCAAGGACCGTAGCACGTCCAGAGTTATCGATGATTGCTTCTTGATAATGCTCTCCAGGAGCGTCATTGACGATTGCCAACCCCTTCGGAGCTCCCTTGGTACCGTTGGCAAACTTAGGTATCTTACCAATGGCTTCCTTCTTACCACCGAACGTATGAATAACTGTGTTGATACCACCGATACCATTGTTGATGACACTGATAACGTTATTGATACCATCACGAGCAAAGTCCTTTAAGCCGTTCCACATATCAGACCAGAATCCCGATACCTTGTCCTTAATACGTCCGAACAAGTTCCATACTGCACCACCGAAGTTCTCGATGCCGTGCTTGACAGAGCCGGCCTTCTTACCAAAAATTGACTCTACATAGTCCCACAGTGCATTCCAGATACCTCGAATGTCTTTACCAAGATTTCCCCAATTTCCTGTGAAGAAATCAGTAAACGTCCTCATAATACGCTTGTACACATTGATATACCTATCAAATACGTTCCCAACGTAACTCCATGTTGAGTTCCAAGCTTTACCAATGCCATCAGTGAATGAATGCCACCCCTTACTGAAGCTCTTGCTGAATGAGTTGTAACCCTTCGTTACTGAAGTCCATGCATTACCAAACCACTTTGTAATTCCTTCAAAGAACTTCTTAGCGGACTTCACCAAGCCGTCTACGAACTGTCGGAACTTTTTATTGTGCTTATACAGCTCAACTAAGGCGACAATAATGGCTGTGATAGCTGTTACCAACAAGATGAGTGGGTTTGCCTTAAGGAAGTTGAACGCAAGTTTAATGCCCTTACCGGTTAACTTTGCAGTCTTTAACAAGCCAGTTAGCGCTAACTTAGCACCCTTGGTGGCAATTGACGCCGTCCACTTTACCGACTTCCCAATTCCCTTACCAGTCGCAACCGCTGTGGTTTTCAGGCCGTTAAGCGTCCCCATAAATGCTTTTTTGCCAAGTGAAGCAGTCCATTTAAAAGCCTTCTTACCTTTCTTGGCTGCATTAGTGACTGTTGGCATCAAGTCCTTAATCGAACCATGCAGATTACTTATCCCATTTATCGCTTTACCCGTAAAGTTCAAGGCAAGCATGGTCGTCATAATCGTCATGATCAACTTACCGTGGTTTGCAACAAAGTTAACCACTGGCGTGATTGCCTTAACGATTGCTGGCATATTCTTCACCATGGTATCGATGAACTGCTTAACAGCCTTCTGGAGTGGCTCTAACGCCTTCTTGAACTTCTTCGTCTCAGTGGCTGACATTGTTACTGAACTGACAGATGCTTCTGCAGAGCGCTTCATCAACTCGAACGGGTTGGACTCCTTTAGCTGGTCACTGGTCTTCTTAGCAGTACCAGAAACGTCAGAGAAAGCCTTATTTTGCTTACCAAGCGACCCCAGTACCTTCAGTGAGTTATCTTCACCCAAAGCACTCCACAGGTTAGAAGCAAGTGTCGCTTCCTTCTGCTTATCGGTCATCTTGCCCATCTCACCAGTAATCTGCTTGAACATATCACCAGCTGTGACCTTACCGTCCTTATAGCCTTGGAACATGTCCTGTGACTTCTTAGAGAACTCACTGATTGACTTGTCCATACGACCATCATTCAAGCTGATACTGAACTCCTTGGTGAAGTCCAGCAACTTGTCACCGTTGTAAGCTCCAGTCTTGATACCATTGGCAATCATTGAGAAGGAATCTTTGGCGGATAGTCCCATTTGACCCAGTACCTGTGAATACTCGGCCATGTTGTCGGAAATCTCACCGCCAACGTCACCACCTTGCTTCTGCAAAGTGAACAGATTGTCGAAGTATTCTTGGTAGCTCATGTTCCAAGCCTTCGTAGCGTTCTGAGCACCCTTCAAGACCTCTTCAGTATCAGCACCAGAGGCCTTTGAATATTGGGTTACCAGCTTCGTTTGCTCTGCCAGTTCACCAACCTCAGCCTTTGGGTTCATTTGCTTCAACTTGGTGTAAGTTTCAGTCAAATCTTCAACTGATTCACCATAGCCTTGGGCATACAGCTTGTTGATAGCTGAGATAGCTTCCTTGGATTCCTTGTAAGAACCTGTGGTCTTAGCTTGCAGGGCGTTAACTTGACCCTGTTGGTCATAGATGGCCCCAACTAACTTAGATACGCCGGCTAAGGCGGTTCCTGCAACTGCTACGGTGGCCGTTAGGCCTGCTGTGGTCTTACCAACCGCTCCAGTTAGCTTTGAGAACTTCCCTGAAGCCTCCTCAGCACCGTTGTTCTTACCTACCTTAGATTGACCCAAGTCCAACTCTTCAAGGCTTTGCTTACCCTTAGCAATTGATGTGGCTGTCTTGTCCAAGGCAATCTTTTGCTTGCTAATTGATTCACTTGAAGCGTCACCAGACTTGGTCATCTTCTCAAGTTGTCGTGACTGGGCTTCATACAGTTGAGATTGCTTATCAAGGGTACGTGATAAACCTTCTTTTTTAGCTTTAAGGGCTTCTTCTTCCTTACCTTCGGCCTTCAATCGCTCTACGTAAGCGTCTGTCTCTTTAATTGACTGCTGGATTTCCTTGTTAAGGCCAGCAATTCCAGACTCTTGGAGTTCGTAAGCTTGTTTTGCCTTGGCTTGCTGCGCAATCATAGAGTTCAATTGACGCTCTGCCGTGGTTATTTGACTAGCGTACTTCTGATATGTCTTCTCACCAGCTTCAGTTGAACGGTTAACTTCAGCTTGCTCTTGTCGCAACTTTTGAAGCACGTCTTGCTGTTGGTTAACTGATTGTGTTAGTCCTTTGTACTTAGCTTCAGACGCTCCAATTTCATCGCCAGATTGTTTCATCTGGGATTCCATTTGCTTCCACTCGTTTGTTGAATCCTTAACGGCTGACTTCAACTGATTAAGTGATTCCGTGGCTTTAGTGGTGTTCAAGCCAATCTCTGTCGACATTAAGCCGGCTACTTTTTCTTTTGCCATGTGTACCTCCTTTCTTTTTTTATCCAAGTGACTGATACAGGTTCATCATGGCGTCTGGATTCTGCATTTTATCGTCTTCTGAAGCGTTCATGACTTCCATCAACTCTGCATAATCAGCTTCTTCGATGTCGTCTAAAGACCAGTGCAAGTTCTGCATGGTATCTTTTTCAAACATTCTTAGATCAGCTAGATGGTTTGTGTATGCCATCACTCGTTCAATCGGGGTTACTCTAAACCCTCGTCATCAGTTTCCGTCAAAGCCTTCTTAATCTCAGCTTCTGACATACCCATCAAGCGCATGTTCAAGCGTTGCGCAATTGCCATAACGTCTTCTTGGCTCAAATCTTCAAGTGCTTCAATCTCAGCTGGCTTAAGCTTCAACATGTCGACAACGTATTCAGTAATGCCGTCCAGTGCGCCCAGTACAGCTTGTAGAGATTCAACTGGCGCGTCCTCTTGCATAGAATCTTCCAGAGTGGCCAGCTTCAATTGAATGGCATACGTCTTCTTTAAGTTTTTGACCGATGCCTTAACTTCAAATGGCGTCTTGCGCAGCTCTTTAAATGAAATTTTCATCATGTATTCCTTTCTTGGGTACAAAAAAAGGAGCTCACCTGATTATTCAAGTGAACCCCCGTTCATATTGGGCTTCTCACCCCGTTTGAGCCTCTTTATTGTCGTGGCTGTAGGACAATTGGAACGACCTTATACGCTGGGCGTGGCAGTTCCCGCAGTACCAAATACATCAGCTTGCATGGCTGCCTTGTCGAACTTAGCATCGATGTCTGAGTAAACCTTCATAGCTTCGTTATTCCATGCTTCAACACCGAATGATGTAAATGTCAAAGCGTCGTCAACACGAACCTCATTGTTAGTATCAGTTTGCAAGTTGGCCGCAGTCTCTTGTACCTCACCGTTAGCAAAGCCAAACCAAATTGAGTGAGTGCGCTTGACGTTTTGTGTTTCAATCGTCATAGCAACTCGTGGGCGGTCACCTTGCAAATAACCACCCTTACCATCAGCAATACGACCCAACAACTTTTGCTTGATATCGAATGGTAGGTCATTAAAGTCCAAAGCGACTGATGGCTCACCCTTCGTTTGCGTTTGGTCAACCTTGGTATTGTTACCGTAAATGGCAGTACCATTGGCTGAGATGTTCGTAATATTAGCGCTCTTTGAACCAAGCATTGCTGTGGTTACGGGGAATAGACCGTCTGCTGACAACCCTGCGTCACCCTTCAATAGTTCTCCAGTTTCCTTATCACGCAATGCCAATGTGATAAGCTTCAATCCTGCAATAGCCATAAAATGTAATTCCTTTCAATAAAAAATGAGCCAACCGTTATTGGTCAAGCTCATCAAGTGTTAGTGTCTTATTTATTTCGATGTTTTTAATCATCTGTTGCCCATCGGTTTGGCTTATATCCAAGTATCGTGGCTGACTATCCGTGATGTGCCATTCCTTGGCTTCTAAGGCCTTGTACAGCGTTATCTCTTTACCGATAAGGTTCTCTTCGTCAAGGCCGTAGAAGACTTGTAAACGATACCCAAAGGCCATCTCGTTGAATGTGTTACCACCAAATGTCGTGATGTCTGAGTTGCTCTCAGTAATCAGCACTTGGGTGACATTCTTATTGTTGATGACTTCCTCGGGGATCGCATAGAAGTATACCTGCCAATCTGGGAATACTGAATGAACCACGTTCTTAATATCTTGCGCTGGTGTCATTGATTGTTCCTCCTATTGATAATCTGCTTGTATATTTCTGCCTGAGCTTCAACAACCTTAGCCTGCAACTGGGAGTCGTTACGTAGGTTATCGATGGCATGGTCACCGTTAATAGCAACCTGGCCACCCTTCTTATACTTACGTCCTTTTGCTGTGTACATCGGAAATTTCGTACCATTCTCGATGAAGTTAGCAATATAAGCCTTGTCCTTTGAGAACCCAACTGTTGAACTACCGTTTTTCATGCCGTCTACGTTGGTATTCTGTGCCATAACTGAATCAGCTAAATGTGGGTCTTTACCCGTTGTGCGGTGTCGGTAGTGATTAGCCTTGTATTCAGCTTCGAGTTCCTTAGCAAACACATCTGCGCCTGCCTTAGTAACTTTGGCCTTATCCTCTACCGTCATGTTGGTTGATAATGCTTCAGCGTCTTCAATAAAGGCATTCAAGATTGATTCCAATGATTCCTCGGCCATACCTATGCCCTCCGTTTCAATGTAACGAAGTCATACGCAATAATGGCATTAGATTCATCAGGTGAGTATTGCACAATGTCATACATCACGCCGTCAATCTGGGCTACCTTAACACCTTCCACAGCGGTGTTGTGGCGTACCACGATGACCTTAGTATTATCGAGTGCTGTACCTTGAATTTGATACTGTTGGTTCAACATGCGGAGTTTAGGCGCACACCATACACTGAATTGTTCCACAAAAATTTTATGAATAGAACCATTATTAGCATTCTGTTTAGATTCCACAGTACCAAACGCGACCTTGCGATTGAACTCAGCTGCCCTCATGTTGTTCCTCCCATTCTGCATACTTACCACGCAATTGGCCAACAATAGAATTAACCGTAGCATCCATACCAATGGCTCTAGTTTCTGTCATACTGATGCGGTACGTGTATAACGTGCCAGCATAGGCATAGACAGCAGTTTCGTAACGGTCAACAACAGCAGGTTGAGCATAGAAATTGCCATCCGTTCCAATTGCATCCTTGATGTAATTTTCAGCTGCAGACAAGTAGCCATTGATAATTGCGTCATCATCAGCAAAATCAACACGCATTAGTGTCTTGAATTGTTCAATATTGACCGTCATTTAACTCACCTGCCTATTAAGCTTGCGTTCCGGCTGCAACAGCTTGTTGAACAGTCTTTGCAGGTTGGTCAGCAATAGCCGTGAATGACCCCGCCACAAATGCATCGGCATCGGTTGTCTTAACATCAAAGCGATCAATAACACGTAGCTTCGTCAAGTCCTTCTCAAAGGCACCGCCTCCGATGTTAGTTGACAACAATGACATATTTTCACGGTCAATCAACGTTACAGCTTGCTTCAAGTCACCGAAGTACAAAGGCATTGCACCCTTGTTTGAAGGCAACCACTTGTCAGCGATTTCGATTACTTGCTTACCCTCAATCATGTAGTTTTCAGGTTGAGTAACATCACGTTGCAACAAGTAACGTCCGTCTGCGTCCTTAACCGTTGCCAAAACAGCAATACCAGACGTGTTAGTCATGAAGAATGACGTTACACGGATAGCTGGGTCAACAGCAGTCAACGCCATCTTCTTGATGTCATCGAACGTTGCCAATGTTGGCTTAGTTGGTGCTGCGTTCATAGCAGCGATGATGGCAGTGTTACGCGTAACAACAACCTTCTTTGCAATCCATGATGACAACCATGCCAAGATGTTTTCTGCCGTATCCTTCAACAACGTGTTAGTTACCGTCGTGATACCTGCATAACGCTTAATCAAATACTTGATGGTTGATAGCTTAGGGTCGTCGTTGTCGGCAATTACACCATCTTCTGCATCCAAGTTAGTCAATGGCGTGATGTCTGACCACTTCTCAAATACACGTGAACCGTTAGACGTTCCAACCTTTTCAACGTTGACGTATTGCTCCAATGAATCATATTGACGCTTCAACGTGTTGATAGCCGTCTCAATGTCTTGTGGAATCGTCAAACCAATTGCGTTTCCATTTTCATCAGTTGATGATGAAACCAAGTTGACCACCTTTGGGTCATTCTTCATCATTCCAACAAAGTCCTTAACAAACTTGTCCTTGATATTGACCTCTTCGTAGTTCAGTGGCTTCTTGCCAGCGTCTGGGTCGTTCAAAACTGCATGTGCTTGGTCTTCAACGGCACGATCGTAGTTGTCCTTTGCCAAGTCACGCTTAGCCTTTGCAACGTCGATGTCGTTCTTAATTGAGTTAATAGCGTCAACGTCTGCTGCGTCGTCGTTTACCAACAAAGCCGCCTTGTTTTGCAAGTCAGACAATCGTTGTCCAGCCTCAACCCATGCGTTGTTCAATGCTTGAATATCCATATGTTTTTACCTCGTAAATTTATTTGTCTAGCAAAATATCCAACTTGCGGGCTTTCAAATCGTCCACAGGCTGGATATCAGTCTTGTTGTTAATTTCTTTTTGCTTATCATTAGCGATAATATTCATCAGCTTGTTAATGGCTGACTTAGGTGGCAATGCAGCTTCCAGTGAATTAGTCACCAGTGGCGCATTTTCATCTACAAACATGATGCTGTCTGCGAAGCCTTGATTAACTGCATCTTGTGCGTTCAACCATGTTTCGTTAGACATCATTTGCAACAGGTCAGCTTGTGCCTTACCTGTCTTTAGTTGATAGGCATTTGCAATTGACTTATCAGTGTTGTTTAGCATTGCTGATGCACTGTCCATGTCATCAGAGTTGCCACCTTGGGTAGTTGATGCCTTGTGAATCATCAGTTGAGCGGTTGGAGCCATATTCACCGTGTCGCCGGCCATCGCAATTACAGATGCAGCACTAGCTGCTAGTCCTTGTACATTGACCGTGACGTTGCCTGGATATGCCTTCAACTCTGAGTAGATTTCACTGGCTGCGAACACGTCACCACCAGGCGATGAAATATTCACCACAACATCATCGACTTCACCATCGTTCAATACGTCTGCTACTGACTTAGGACTTGTATAGTCCATGCCAAAGAAGTCGTAAAACCATGCGCTATCGTTATCCATGACAGCGCCCTTGACGTTAATTGTCTTCATCTTCCTTTTCACCTCCCTTCATTGTTGGCTTAGGCATAATTGCAATCGGCATATCGTCTGGCAAATAACCTTGGTTTCGCACCAGATATTCGAATTGGTTTTGGCCAAGTGCACCTTGCTTAACAATATTTGCCAACATGCCAAGATAGTTATCACCCATTGGGTCAATAGCTGGTCGCACGTCTGCCGTGATGTTTGCTGAAAGCTTAGTGTTTAACTCACCAACAACGGCACTCATAAAGCGATTAAGCGCGTTTGCGTACAGCCCTTTGATTTGGTCAAGTGACGATTGTTGGTCGCCTGTACCGTTCAAATAACTGTCTGGTACGCCATAAACCTTGGCAATTTGGGTCGAAGTCCAATTGACCTGTCCCAAAAGTGCTGCAACATTGCTTTTGATTTCTAACGGCTTAAACTCTTCCAAATCATCAAGCACAATTGGCCCGCCATTTGAAGCGGTGTATTGACTCATGAACTGCTTTGAACGTGATGCCTTGGTTTTCCAGTCAAGCAAACCGCCACCCTTGATAGACAGCACACCGTTTGCATTAATCGACTGCTTCAACGCTTGAATTGTGAGCTTGTCGCTCTCTCTTTTTACGTTTAATTCATTGCTTAATGCCGTGAGTGGACTGATACCAGTCAAACCACCGTTTGTACTCATCAATCGAACGTGGATAATGTCACCCTGACCAAAGAATTGCGTACCAATCATCGGTTCATCGAATGACACTTGATATAACAACCCGCTACCGTCATCGGTGATGTACGGTTGAACTTGTGAAGGCCGTAATTGTTCCCAACGTTGGTCTTGTCCGTTAGCATTGCGCCAACGATAAGCAAACGCTTCACCGTTGAATAACATTTGAGCAAAGAATGATTGCCAGAATGCGTGCGGGTTAGTTCGTGGATCAGGGTTATTCAAAATACCCTGTGCACGTGTTGCATCCGCAATTAATCGTGAGCTTGCAAGGTCTCCACTGACTTGTGAAACCAGCGAGTACAAATCACTGTTATGAATTGCTTCACGTACAGACACGTAATCTGAATTACCACCAGTTAGAAAGTTGACAATGCCGTCATCTAAACTGCCACCGTCAGGAGTAGCTGCGAACATGTTGCTAATCTTTGGTGGCTTGAATACTGCCATACTCCGTTACTCCTTCCTGTTAGTGTTGGTGCCATTGTCGATAAGCACGACGCCATATCCGGCAACAGCAAGTGCAATAGTCAGCGAAATTCCACCAACCAGTGCATTAATCGTTAAAAACATGGTCAAAACAAAAACGACTAGTGCCAAGCTGAACAAAATAACGTCCAACCTAGCCCTAATCGCTCGTGCAAAGCCTTTAATTTTCTTAGTAATCATCAAGTAACCCGCTTTCTGCGCTGTTGAACCAGTCCGCAACTTGCTGTGCACTCATGTGTTCAACTTGCCATGTGGCATCATTTACCATTCCAAACTCTTCAAAGTGATACATCGCTTGTGTCATGGCGTCGATAATAGCGTCCACAACGTCAATTTTTAGCGTGGCTTTTGTCTTATCAACTTGAATTCCCACACTGTCTTCACGTAGCACGGCATTCAGCAACGCCTTTTCCATTGTGATGTCGTCTAATCGGTCAACTGAATTCTCAACAAAGATGCGTTGTAAGAACTTGGTGGCGTCTTTCAGGTCACCTGTACGCTGCCTAATTGGTTGCAGTGGGAACACTGAATTGTTTTCCAACATCTTCACCATGTTAGTGGCTCCCAGTGCATCGTAACCAAAGAACAGCACGTCCAAGTCATTTTCTTCAACATAATCAAGCAACCAAGCGTAAACTTCGTCGTCATTAATCATTCCTTGTTCGTGACTAGTAATGGTGGCATAGCCAAGTCGTTCAGCTTCACGGTAGTTGATACCATCTTGCTTCTCTTTGGCTTCAATACTTCCAGCTTTATGCCACGGTATGAATGAATGTTGTTCAATGTGCCATCGCCCATTGCCTTCTGGATCCACGTAAGGATAAACAAACGCAATTGACGTGTTATCAGACATCATTGAGTAGTCGAAGCCAACGTAAACTTGTCGTCCTCGAATATCAAAGTCTGGAATGACTGCACTCTCAACATCAGCCAAGTTCAAGAAGCTATCAGTTGATTGTGACAGCCACATGTTCATGTTTTTGGTTTGGAACGCTGGCAAATCACCTTGTAGCATCTTTGTGTCGCGTTCAGTTGTCAAACCCTTTAGCAAAACATCATGTTGACCTTTCAAATCAAGCAACGGGTTCGACTTCACCCAAGTTTCAGGCATAAATGTCTCATTTAGGCTGTCTTGCGCCCAAACTAGCACCAAATTGTCGTCATTTGCGCGGTTCCAGTCCTGTTCCATGATTTGCTGACCAGCCTTTTGGTCGTCATGAAACGGCACAGTTGGGTCTGGGTATGATGTCGAAATTTGAATGAATTGCTTGTTAGGCACCTTGACCTGACCAGAAGTAATCTTGGCAATCTTTTCACGGCTCTTAACTTCACCAATTTCATCAAAAACGGCTGTCTTGAAGTGGAACGAGTCATATTGTCCTGACTCATGACTAATCGCACGCATGATGTTGTTGAAATTTTTCATGACAATCTGGTCATTTTGAACTTTCAGCCCTGATTCAGCAGCCAAAGACTTCCACGGTTCAACCGCTGTCATCTTATTAAGCGCTGTACCAATGTAACCGAACAGCTTACCAGTTTGCTTCCAGTTGATAGACGCAACAAGATAGTCTTGGTTAGACAATCCAATTGACTCAATCATGAAGTCATAGGCCATAAGAATAGCCATTAGATAAGTTTTACCTTGTCCACGTGCAACAGACAAAATTGCCGTCGTGTATCGCTTATTACCATTCTCATCACGCCACCCAACCAATTGAGTTAGCGCAAACTTTTCCCATGGCATAAGCGGCATAGGTTCTCCAGTATCAACATCAGGAAACACTCTTGCAAAATTAAGTATCTTGTTAGCATGCTTAACGCTGTAATGGTACTTAAACGAATCATCTGTTTCTGAACGCACCAAGTCTTGAATGTGTCGGAACGCTGCGAGTTTAATCATGTAGCCGGCTAGAACATCACTGTCTAAAACACTGAATGCGTACTTTGTTCCAGCGTCCTTGTACTTGGTTCTGATAAATGCATAGTCGCTATGTAGTTGCTGGTACCAACCTAGAACGTCGTGTGATTGAGTTAGATCAACCCTCATCATCACCACCTCCATTCAATAGCGCTTGCAGTTGTTCCGTAGCACTTGGCTTGTCTTTTCCGTCGTCCAAACTCAATTGCATAAGTTCAGCACGGCTGGCGGGCGATAAACCAAGCTCACTACCTAATGATTTCAACTGCTTAATGGCATCCGAGTAAATCTGTGTACTTGGGTTGCGCTTATAGCCCGTCATATCGTTAGCAATCACATCACCGGTCACTGGGTTAACCACCGTCTTATAAACTTTGGTAACTTGACCATTCTCTTTGATGTCTTCATAGGCATTTCGATAAATCTCGTATTGGCTTGCGTACATTTCAACCAAATTCTTATCCAATGGAGCCATCTTGTTTGAAGCGTTAAGTACGGGCACCATTTTTCGCCACATGGCACTTGCAATCTTGCCTAAGTGATGTGGCGGTGTCAGCGACAAAACAGCGTCAGACTCGCTTTCATAGCTTTTTCGTGGCACCTAACATCACCTCCTTAATTGCTGGGTACCCCCCTATTAAAAATTTTTCAAAATCAAACTTTTCTACAAGAACACAGTAATGTGTGTGCTTTTCTTTTGAGCGTAACGGGGCGGGGTATAAACAGTTTTTCGCCAGCAATCGACTAATTATGTACGCCAAAATAAAAAGCGCTTAAAACGGCTCTCATTGCGTTTCAGCGCTATCCATAAAATCTGGTAAGTACTTAATGTCGGGCACTGCTGCCACGTTCTTCAATTCGTTCCCTGCTCCTGTACCGTAATACTCCTGCTCCCAACGTGTCTTGCCAGTGTGGCATGCGGAACATATCGTTGCAAGGTTCCTAACGTCATCACGCTTACTTGGATCGAACTCATACGGAATGATGTGGTCAACTATCTTGCCTGGTGTCATGCGCCCATTAGCTGTACAGTATTGGCACAGATAGTTGTCACGTTGTAACACGGCTGGTCTTAAGCCATTAGTCCATTGCTTGTTATGGTAGAACTTATCTTGTTCCTTCTTGGTCTCGTTGCGTACACGTTGCGTCTTGTTGTACTTGTGGTAGTACTGTGCCGTGTGCCTAACATTCCACTGCTTCCGCTTAGTTTGATACTCTGCTTCATGTTCGATGTGCATAGCGCAGTAGTGGTTTGGCTCCTCTGCCAGTCTGTGGCATCTAACTCCGGCTGGACTGACGTATCTGCATCGTGTCATCTTAGCCATGTACCTAACTCCTTTCTTAATTAGTAATATGTATGCACCGCGTTGCCTTCTTAGCATGTGCCTACTTTGCTTCATAATGTGGCTGGCAATATGTCCAACCTGGTTTAATCAGCTCACGGCAACCAATCTCTGCACATCTATGCCTTCTCATGTCATCGCGCCTATTCACTGCAAAATAAAAAGGGCCCTCCATTTGTTGGTACCCTTTTCTATTACTATCTATTCTTATTATCCTTCGTGAATCTACAGAGCTTCATATTGGTCTGATAACATACGGTGCAAGATACTATTATGCAATATTGCTACAAAAGTTTTGAACTGATTATTTGTATTCACTTTCAAAATTTTTTTATCATCCTCTTCTTCGATAACCAATCTTTGTTCATCTTTAAGATGATCCATTGCTTCTGTAATCTTGTCTGAGCTATAACTGCTTACTTGCGTTTCATCAAAACTAGATAAGTACGTTATTTGACGAGTTTGTAATGCAGCTAGTTCTAAATTCTTTTCAAAGACCACTTTCAATTTTTCTTTACCAATTGTGTAATTCCCTAACTTAAACTCAGTAAAAATTTGTTCAGCTGCAGCCATTCTAACCACTTTCAAATTAAACATCTTTTCAAAATCAAAAGCACTTACAACACTCAATTTATGATCTTCTTTACTCAGTACGGCAGAAACAAATTCTGGGAATATTATTCCATACACAACGTCAAACTTTGTTTTAGATTTCTCAGTGCTGCCTAAATCAAACCCTCGTTTATTCTTAATAATTTGATTGTATGGATTGATACGACACAGTAAAAAATTATCATCCGTTTCAAGGATAAAAAATTTTATTTTTTCGCCACTGTCTTCCAATTTCTTAAAACTTTTTTTAGTTAATTCAAATTGCTCACAACTCTCCAGAGAGTTTAAACTTTCCAGCCCATTTTTGATATATATAAACTCACTATCCTTAGTTAATCCCTGTAAATCAAGATAAAAATTCGTTGCATCTATTAAGGCTTGCTTGTTGTACTTGCCATAGTAAGAAACGTCCACATCACCGTTTGATAGTGTAATATCCATGTCTGTTTTTAAAGACTCTAGTATCTCATCAGATTTTTTGGGAGCACTGATACCATATATTTTTATTCCGTTCTTACTATCAATAACCCCAAGACCTATATTGTTAATTTTACCCATGTTACTCCTTTTTAATCACATACGTATTGTTAATTGTGGATGAACCAATTCTTTTGACGGAGACAGATACCATCCTATGCGTAACTGTTCCATTAACGTCGATTAAATAAGTTCCATCTCCAAGGCGATAAGTGTTCACACCAAATAAAATTAATAAGACATTTGGAAAAACACTAGAACTTCTAATCATCAAAAAATATACCATAATTTGAATTATGATAAAAAGTAATACTTTATTATTTGAGGACAAATTATCAGGAATAATCACAGAAGGTATTATTATTCCGAAAATCAATGATAATATATCGCCATTCTTATCTGCTACTGGAGCATTATCAATTTTTTTGCTCATACCGCCACTCGAATTTGATACATTAACTAAAAATTTCTTTAGTAAAATGGTCACAATGATGCTAACAACTATTTCCACAATAACTATTGTCAAATCAAATTCCATAGTGATTGAGAATAATATGATAGCGGGTGCTATTGCCACTAAAAAATAAGTGATTTTAAAGATTAATCCAGCCTTTTCAAACACACTGCATACCCCCTTTTATTTAGTTGAATAACATCCCAAACAAATTTACATCAAATCCCGTTAACACTAAACCTAGAGTTTCCACGTAATTGTCAGAATTAGCACTTGACATAACTTAATCCCAGATTGTTTGATATGTATACATATCCGATCGAAACAACTAAAACATTTATCTTACATATAGCATATACCTAATCTACCGTGCATACTTAGTTTTAGTTTTCTACTCTATCATAATAACTTGGACTGCCTGCACCTTGCATGCGGCACTTGCGAACCATATACGCGCTTTTTCTTCGTAAAATTTGTCAAAATAAAATAAAAAGGTAACAATCTAACTGATTGCTACCTGATGTGAATATGCCGATAGTGGGATTCGAACCCACAACCAGTTAAGGGACGGATTTTAAGTCCGCTGCGTATGCCAGTTCCGCCATATCGGCTTATAAAAGCAAAGATTGATAGACATCTGTGTGAGTGTTGTAGCCAAATAGGGATGAAAAGGCCTAACATCTATCAATCCATGCCATGTTCCCTACTGGTCTCGAACCAGTGACCGGACGGTTATGAGCCGTCTGCTCTAACCAACTGAGCTAAAGGAACAAAAGAATACTTCCAAATACAGCGAGTACGCATTTGGAAGTATTAAAAATTACTTATCAAACTTTTCCTTGATGTCTTCAACTGCATCTTCTGCAGCATCCTTAACATCTCCAAAGGCATCCTTAGCCTTACCCAATAGTCCTTGGACCTTACCTTCTACCTCACGAGTTTCATCTCCAGTAACCTTACCTTCAACTTCCTTCGCCTTACCTGCTACTTGATCCTTTGCGCCATCAATCTTGTCTTCTAAAGCCATGATTGTACCCCCCTCAGGTTATCTATAATATGCTACACACAAATAGTATATCCACTTGGTTAAATAGTCAATAAATAATTAATAAGTTGCGCAACTAATAACTGCTGCTTTCCTTAACTCGCAGATCATCAACATCGGCAAACTTATCAGCGAACAACAGAAACGCTTCATCGATAATCTCTTGGCCACGTCTAGTGCTGTAACCAGTAAGCGCTTCTACTTGCAGCCATTCTAAGTGTCGAACGTATCGCAACCACATGAAGTGCCTGTGTGGCTGTGTCATGACTTTAATGGCATGGACCACGGCATCGTAGTAGTACACAGCGTCAGTGTGGTTCGTGAACCTCTCATCGTTGGCATTTCCAAATGATCGCGCACTTGGCATGTCTGAAATTTCAACTGACTTCAAATCAACATATCCCATATCAGCCATGTTAACAATACGTGGCCACTCACTATCAAAAAACTCTCGAACCGCTTCTCTTGTTGCCTTCTCATTCACCGCTGGTAAAAGTGCCATTCCTACGTCCTCCGAACCATGTTAAAATGAACTTACTCCCTAAATTCTTTTACATGGCGCTGGACTTCTGTCTGGCGCTTTTTGTTTATCCTTCTTCTACCCAATAGTAATAGCCAACTAACCACTTGCTGACCATATGCTTGATGAGCCACTTGCTACTTGTGCGATATGCCTGACGCTTATTCCACGTCCGCACAATCACGCGATTGCCTTCTGGCGTATAAGCGAGCTTGAAGTAGCCTTGCTTATCTCGAAAATAGTAATACTTACGCATGATCATCTTCTTTCGAGTCGTTCATTTGATATACCTTCAGATAGGCATCACGCCATCCTTCTACTGCCTCTACTGCACGTTGTGCCTTACGTTCGTATTCACGACGCGCTTTATCAGCTTTATATGTCCAGTATGCATAAATACCAATTGCAATCCACAAGATTGCCTCGCTAATCAAATATGCCATTCTTATTCCCCCGTTCCATAAAATAATCAACAATCTGTTCTACCGTCATATCACGGCGCATTGCGTTTTCAGAATTTGCAAACTTAATTAAAATCGCGCGCACGTTTTCTCGGTCGTAGTATTCGCCAGCTGCCATGTCATTAACAACCAATGGTTCACCACTCATCGGGTAGACATACTTTGTTTTAACTTGATTAAGCGACTTAACTCCTGCAATTGCCATTAGTAGTCCTCACTTACATTTTCAAGCGTTTCTTTGATACTTAGTAATGTTTCCTTAGCAATATCACTAGACTCTTTAGCAGATGCCTCCTGACGGTCTTTGTTTTGATAGTAGATACGCCAAATATCGTTAATCATACTTCCAACGATTTCCGCCGCTTCACGTAGTTTGGCGTTGCTTACATTGTCGTGGCATGTCTCACCAACTGGCGATGTGTTCTGCATAAGCACCAATGCCATATCTTGCCCACTTACTTCTGTTGTAATTTTCATTACCATTCCTCCCGTTCGAATACTGGCTTAACTGCCATGACTTGATACGCCTTGCCATGATATTGCACCAGCAACTCATCTAAATCATCGCCTGTCGCAACTGGTGTGTGGTGATTGTTTCCCATACTCATGTTGAACACGACATACGTTGGCATCTTCTTACCCATACTTCTAACCTCCTAGAATATATTTCCAAACAGAATTGCCATTTCACCCAAGAACACAATAACAAGTCCAACTAATAGTTCGATAATTGCTTGATCATTATCCTTTTGACGCTTCTTCAACTCTTCAATTTCATCATTTACTTCGTTAAGCATTTGAAATGCGGCTCCATTCAACTTATTTTGAGAAGCCTTGAACGTTGAAATGGTGTCATTCAAATCACTTTCTGTCTTGTTCATCCCTGTCAGAACTGTGCTTGCTGCAGACGAAGCACCACGTTGTTCAGTCATCCTTACATCCTCCAAATTTCAATTCGAAGCGCCCGTGTAAAGTTCATCATCTTCCTTGCTTTTAATTTCACTCAAAGCTGTAACGATATCTTCTTTTTTTGAAGTGATATTTATACATGGTTCATCGATAAAAATATTTTGTTCTCCAATCCATTTGATTGGATGTAGATCATATGTGTTTGTTTTTCGGTAATAAGTAACCAATGCGCCATATCCATTTTCAAAACGATACTTTTTCTGTTCCAATTGTTCAGGTACTAAATATTTATCAAATTCTTTCATCTTCATACGGGCTCACAGTCTTTTCACCCTTGGCTATTTGTTGTCTGTACCAGCTTAGTGACCATTCATATACGCACTAGCCAACAATTCAGGTTGACCAATCAAATACCAGTCAGTCGGCTTTGAGCGTAGCCATTTAACGAAACCGGTTAGTGTCTCGCGATAATCATTAGCAATTGCCTCTGCCAATTCATGTGGCACGTCTGGCAAATCTTCTGCTCGCGTCATTTGTGGCAACTTCTGTCCGTTGTACTCGATCCAGATGTCTTCTGACTTAACCCCAATCTGTCCCATGTAGTGTTGCTTATCCATGAAATCTTGTTGCGCTTCATCGTAGGTCATACCGTTCCAGTAGCGCGTTTCACCCATGAAATTCGCCACAACCGCGTATCCACGGTTCACATATTGCTTCTCTTCGTCCATGATTAAACCTTTCTGACATCATCAAGCTTGTTTGTTGTGATGATGTGCTTAATATCCTTCGTAATTAGCCGTGACAAGACCGCCTGGTCGTATTTCAACGCCAGTCCGGTCAAATCATCGTTTGACGTGATAATCGTCGCCTTGCCCCTTCTAGCGTCTGCTAATTCAAACAGCATCGATGACACTGTCTCTTTTGCTTTGGCCTGTGTCTCTTTTCCAAAATCATCAAGAACCAACACATCTACTTCGCGCATAAACTTCTCTGTTAGGTTCAGACGTTCAGCAACCTTGTTGTCCTTGAATGACTTGAATTTCAAGTTGCGCCATTCAACAACCGACACGAACATCGTTGTGTAGTGATCGCTTAATCGGCTCATCATTGCCAATGCCAAAGATGTTTTACCAGCACCAGCTCGACCGAACAGGAACACATTGAACAGTCCGTTGCGCATCTCATTTGTCATTGCATATGCCTGATTGCCAATATCACGCGCTGTCTGCTCGTTTCGTTGCATTTGCGGGTTCCAGTCTTCAAACTCAAAAGAACGCGTCTCTGTCTCTCCCCACAAGCTCATGCGTTGATATTTAACGCGTTCTTGTGCTTGCCACGCTTTAGTAATGCGTTCAGCATCGGCCTTTTCTTTTTCAGCACGCTCTTCTGGTGTCAACGTCTTAGGTGTTAACCCACGTTGTTGCAACTCACGCACCCAATCGCTTGTAGTATTCATTAGTTGCCCTCCAGTTCGTCGTTAAGTTCACGCATCCAATCTGGCACCTGATCATTCACCTGTTTTTGTTGGTGCTTACCTTCCGAAACTTTCCAATCAGCAAGTGTTTTAATTCCTTGCTTCACCTTAGATTCTAGAATTGCTTTGATATAGTTAAACTTCCTAATGTTCTTATCAGATGCATCAGCAATTGCTTTGGCAATAACATCAACACTTAATCCGTCACCTTCAACATAATCCACCAGTAGTTCTAGTTGGTGTGGTGAAAGTACATCTGAAAAGCCATTTTCACCAACTGTTTGCATAATTTGTTGACGAACTGAAAGGCCGGTCGGCATAGCCGGCGTTTCTACCTCTTGCTCTTTCTCTATATCTATCTCTTTCTCTTTCTCTTTCTCTATCTCTACGTGACCCAACCGTGACTGGCTCGTGACATTGTCACGCTTCGTCTCAATTAATGTTCGTTCACGCTCACGTTGGCGGCGCTTTCGTTCAGCACCAGAACTTTCTGATCCAACCAATGATTTAACACTGGTTAACTCAACTTCATCAACACCGCTATCGATTAACAGCCCCTTACTGCGAAGGTAATTAACCGTAACTGAGACGTTTTCGTAATCCTCATCAATATCTAGCGCAATCTCTTCGACAAAGTCATTGCTGATACCCTCGTAATATAGCTTTCCGTCAGTCTGCAAACTTTTTAAAAGCATTTTCAGATAGATGACCGTGTAGGTATCGCCACCAGCAATTCGACGTAACATTTTAATTTCTTTACGACCGAAGAAGTCTTGCTGCAACTTCAACCAAAAATATCGTTTCTCTGCCATTGTTCACTCCTTAAAATGGAAGGTCATCATCGTTCAACGGCGGTAAGTCTTTACCGTACATATCATTAGGCGAGCAACCACCTTGCTGTGGTGCTTGCTGACCATTGAAGTTGTTTTGTGATGGTGTACTATTGAACCCACCATTACCTTGTTGTGCTGATTGCCCCTTGCGTTGCTCTGTCTGCTCTTTTGTTTCAACTAAAGTAAAGTTACTTACTACTAGTTCAGAAACGTATACACGCTGTCCTTGTTGGTTCTCATAGCTTCGTGTTTGCCACGAGCCTTCCAAGCCAACCTGTGACCCCTTAGCGGTCATATTGACAAAGTTTTCGGCAGCCTTGCGCCAAATTACAAAGTTGATAAAGTCACTCTCACGCTCGCCGTTTGCGTTAGTAAAATCTCGATTGACTGCAATGGTCCCCGATGCCACTCCTGCACCTGACGTGGTGTACCTTAGTTCTGGCTCCTTAGTGAGCCGACCGATTAGTGAGACGTGATTCATTGTCTATTTCCTCCATACGCTTAAATGTCATGATTCCAAGACGTTGTAATGTTTCAGGATCTAACTTGATGCCCTTAACGTGATATTTCTTTTCAAATGATGGCCACCCGATATTGTGTGCCTCGTTGTGATGCACACGGCATAACGCAATCAAGCGCTTCTCACGGTGGTCAACCGTTCGTCTATCATTGCCCATTCCAACTGTGTCTATGTGGTGAACATCAGCATGTTGACCGCACACGACACAGCTTCTGTATCGCAGCGACGAATACATATAAGACTCGACATCGTCCATGTATTCCAAACCGCTCTTAGCCATTGGAATATGGTTTCTGACGGCATAGTCCAATAGGTACGATATAAAGTTTCGTGCAGTCGTCATATCAGTGTCAGCAAATGAGAAATGATGATCACCGGTTTCTGCTTCGTAGTAGAATTTCATCCACTCCTTAGCTTCTTCCGGTGTATATCCTGACCATTTCGCTATCTCACCGATAATTGCATATGCTTTTTTGCGTTGTATACGACTGATACTTCGCTCATCAGCGATACTAATGACTGCCTGGGGTTGTTCTTCAGAAGTGTAGAGTGACAACATTGCCAACTCTTGCGCATCTTCAACCGACATCGTTACTCTGTTACCGCTGATGTTAGTGATACGCCCCCAAATATCCATTACTCGATACCAGCGTCGTTCTTTGCAAAGATAGCTGCACCAGCAAGCAACGAAGCCTTGTCTGCTGATAGCTTATTGAGTTGAGTATCGTTGTTTTCCTTTGATGTCATACCTCCAGTAGCGAACACTTGCTCCAGCTTCTCTTTTGGTACTGATTTCAAGACTTCCTTCAACTTAGCAATGATCGCCTTGCGAACATTATCATGTTTAATTTGCTCTTGCTTTAATGCCGTGATGTTTTCACCGTCGTCGTCATCATCAGCAACAATTCCGAATGCAGCTGCTAGACTTCCACGTCGTGCATAAGTTGTATTGGCCAACATCTGTTGTGGCGTTGTACCAAACTCAACAGGCAAGCCTTCCACATCGATATACTCACCAGATGAGTGGGTAATCGTTGTAACTATTTGCGCCATACGCTTACCATTTGAATCAATGTCAGTATTGATTGATTGCGTGTAAGCTAGTGGCTCACTAGATGACTTAATCGCCAGTCGTACAGCGCTATCAATGTCAGCTAAGTCAGCATACTTTCCAAAGTGACCAGACTTAGTCTTTGTTGGTTGCACCATGTTCAATTGCACTTTTGCCAACGATTCCATCAGTTCAGGTGCTGGGTTATATTCATTTCGTCGCAACATTTTAATCCTCCGCTATTGCCCGATGCCCAACTAATTCCATATAGGACTTGAGCTTTTCTTTTTCATCTGGAACAAATCCTTCATCTGTGTCCCAACCTTCTGTACCTTGGGCTACCTCTTCGCCTTCAAAATCTTCTCCCCAAGGCATTTCATCATCATGTGGATCAAGTAGTTCATCAAACATGGTCAGCCACCCAATTCAAAACATCGGCAACGCCCGTTTCAAACTCCGAAACAGTACCGTCATTGTTACACCGCTGTTCTGCCTTGAAGGCTCGATTCATACGTTTTTGAGCTTCTAATCGCAATTCGTGTTTCATTTCATACCTCCTTGTGGTATTCTGGAGGAGTAAATCGTCCTAAACAGATTTACCCCTTTTCGCGCTTAACGGTTGCAGCCGTTAGGCGTTTTCTTTTTGGTATCGTCCACGATAACGAATCGATGACAGCGTCACCTTAGACACTTCGATAGCTGATGCAATTTCACTTGCTGATTTACCTGCGTCTAGCATCTTCTTGAACACTTGGTACCGACTTTCGTACTCATCACTTTTCACCTGATTTTCACCAGGCGTTACCCAAGTAGTACGGTGTTCCAAACGACCATTATGTTGCAGAATGCGCTTACGCTCTGCTTCGATGTCAAACTCCTTATCTGGTGCAAAGCTGTAATTCAACTTCGCAACACCTGTTGATCCAATATCATAATCTGCCATGATCGTCCTCCAATATTTGTTTTGTGGCTTCAATAAGATGGTGCTTCTCTGACAAAAGACGATGTACATTCATCGCCAACCAAGGCGGCATTAAGATGCCAGAAAACTTTGCTTCACGCATCATGTTCAACGAATTCTCGCTAGTTCCTAATTGTTCAGCCAACTCTTTGTCGAACAAGTTTTCGACACCTTGAACGATGAAGATTGAAAACAATTGTTTCGGTGAAATCATCACCGGAGTATATTCATCCATTTCCATTCCTTTCTGGGTCGCACACCCCAAGACACACACCAACATCTTGTTAAGAGACAAACAGTAAGAGAAAAAATATTACATGTAAGTGGTTGATGTGCATCTGGCGATGCGCGACCCATATTCAATTGTTATTGATGTGAGTTGTTGTACTCAACAAAGCCATTCCAATATTCATCTGGATCCCAGCCAACATCGGCGGCTGCCTTTTTGGAACGCTTCTCAAATTGACTATCAAGTCCAATGAGTGCAATCGCATCGAATGCGTTAGCCAATGCCTTAACAATCGTCTTGATCATCAGTTGCCTCCTTTATCTTCTTCTCCCAATGTGGTCGCAAGTGGAATCCATGTGCATCTAGGAAATCAAAGATCCACGCCATTAACACCACGCTGCCAACAGCAATTGCGATTGCATACCCTACCGATCGCATCTCATTCACCACCAATCATTCAATTCTTTAAAGCGTTCGACATCGTGACGTAAATATGTTGGTCGAATCGCATTAGGTGTCTTGTTTGGCACGTTTTGCATGAACTTCTTAGTGAAACGCAGGTTGTTCTTGAACCAATTCACCGAGTGACCAAACAGTTCAGCAACATCCTTCTGACCTAGTACGTCTTTTTGAACTTCATTCGTCATGTTTATCTCCTTATAAATCAGTTGTTTTTTTGTGATAATATTTATTTCGTGAGCATTGCAATTCTCCCCTACACTAAGGAAAGGAAGTTCGCGGTAATGATTAGTAACGAACAAATTGCTCACGACTTGGCCATTGCAGCGGTAGTAGATGGTTGGCACAGCAATGAAATCTCTTTTAATGAGTTCACTGTGATCCAGTATTACAAGCAGACTTATTCAAAGTTTCTACGCCAACTTAATAAAGATTAGCCACGGTCAGTAACTATCTTTTGGAAAAGCATTTCATTTGCGAGATGAAGTGCTTTTTCTTTTTGCTCGTAGGACAAGTCTGCCCTTCCTTCCAAATCTCCAAAAATGTTCACTGCCAAGATGGCAGCTTCATCTCCAGCTTTCACCATTTCATCTACGGTATTAAAAACTGGTACTCGGTATTTTGAGTGCATTTCCATAACGCCACTCCCTTTCTGTTTTTTTATTATCAAGTTGTTGACTTATTTTCTGAAAAACGCTCCATACCTACACCTCCAACAGTGCTTGTTCATTGGCTCCGTTGATGGCAAACGTCAATACCTCGTCCGGTTGCCAGTTTTGAGTCAAACGCATTGCTTCATCGAACTTCGACATTGGCAAGCTGGCGAACTCATTAATAACAAAACGGTCTTTAATGACGTTTCCAAGTTGACGGTATACTGCGTTGCGCAACTTCTTAGTGTTGTAGGCTGTTCCGTAGTAGCCGCCCATCACTTCAACAACTCGCTTGTTTCGTGCCTTTGTAAATCGCTTACGCAAATCATTAGGCAGTCCAAACTGTTCCTTTAGTTCGGCAAACTCACCACGCAACTCTTGCTGGTCGGCACTAACTTCCTTCAATGCTTCGAATTGCGTTTCTAGCAATTCCATTGGTGTCATTGGCTTTGCTTGATAACCACCCGTCTTGCGAATGCTTGGCAAGACTTCTTCAGTTACCCATTCTTGGAAACGTTCAGCTGTTTCATTGTTAGCCTTAATTGCCAACTTGTAGAATTGTGGTTCTGTGATGAAATCGCCTTTCGCAACTTCCTGCGAAATGGAATTTTCATCTTTCCGCACATGTGCGGAAACGTTATTTAGATAGTTATTTACACGCTTCCATTGAACATAAGTGACGCCATTCTTTTCTTGCGTGATGCCCAACCCGATTGCCGCACTTTCTGCATCGAACATTACTTGTCCGTTTACTTCCTTAACCTTCAAGCCGTTAAATACTTGTACTTCGTTTGTCATGTTTATTTCTCCCTTAGTTAATTTGCTTTCGGCGTTCATTCAAGACACCAGCTACATACGTCTCCGCACCATTTAAAACTCGGTTGATAGTGTTTTGCCCGGCCAAACCAGACTTAACATTCATCCACGTTGTTTTAGAAACACCCAAATACTCGTAGACTTCTTTTTCCTTCATTTGAGCCGCATAGATGTCGCCAATCAATCGTCCAACCCTGTCTAAATATGATTGGTTAATCGTAATTGCTACCATTTCACGACCTCCTTTTATTATTTGATGTACTTTTGTTCTTTTCTTTCGTTTACATGCACTCCATGGAGTGCTATGATATACACATAAATAAACGCACTAAAAACACTGTTGTAACGTCGTTTCATGTCAGATACCATCGTTATCAACGTTTGCTTTTGTGCACCACTTTTTTTAAAGAACTTTGGTACAGGAATAAATATAGCACACAGAAAAGTGCAATTAAACACTTTTGTTACTTTCAGAGTGCAAAATATTCCCCTGTACCCCTTGAGGTATTGATATGACGCTGTTTGAACGAGTAAAAGAAATTTCAAAAAAACATGGATTTAGTAGCCTACGCGTTCTATCTGAACAAGCTGGACTTTCTCCAAATGTTATTTACGGTTGGAAAACAAAGGAACCTTCAGCAAAGACACTACAAGCCGTGGCAGACGTCCTCGGTGTATCAGTAGACTATCTATTAGGTAACACTGATGAGATGCACAGTAATAAGAAGGACGATATGCCTGTGGATCTTGAAGAAGTCTTAGCCAAGTTAGGCCCTACCCTTCGCTTTGAAGGTAAAGAACTAACTGATGAACAAAAAATCAAGTTGTACGAAATGGCTAAGTTGATGCTTGGTGAATGATGAAAGAATTAAGAGAATATCTGCTCAACTTGGCAAGGCGGAATGATATAACTGTTTCTAATGTTGAGACAAAAGACGATGGTCCAGATATGGCAATACCATTTTTATCTATGATCATCATGAATCCGAATTCAGGTACGCAGTATGCATATGAGTTCAGATTAGCTCATGAACTAGCTCACCTGCTTTATGGTGACACGGAATCAGATGCAGTTTATAACTTTTCGCCTTACATAATGAGAGTTTCAGAACGCGCAGCCAATGTACAAGCAATACGCATGATTGCTTCATTTTGGTTTGATGATGTCCCGGTAGAAAGTAGAAATTGGCTGGACTTTATGAACTATCTTGGCTTGCAATCGCACTTTGAAGATATGGCCCGCGAAGCGGTTATGCAAGCATGAAAGCGAGGCATTCGTTTGCTACGTACAATTTTAATCATTGTCAACACATTACTATTGCTAATCTCTATATCTCTATATGCTTACTTTAAGTTGAAAGAAGCTTATTTTAAATACGTAGCTGCTGCATTGATAGTTGGTTTCGCAATAGTTGATTTTATCTATCTTTACTTCTTTAAAAATTGGACGTACTAACCACGTTATTTAGAAAGGAGTTATTAATATGAGATTGTGGCACGAATCTTTAATCTCAAAACTCCCTCGTCAGCAATTACTGGGGCAACATAGAGAGTGTTGTGCACTTCGTGGCGGTGGTTGGGGTAAGAAGCATGCAACTGTGAATTACGTCTTTGACCACTCACCATACAAATTATTTCAATATCACCAATTAGTAATGAATGAGATGTTAAGTCGCGGGTATAAACCTAACGAATTATGGTTAGACCCCTTGTACCGTGGATCCAGGGAAGATTCTTATATTTCACTACCAAGTGAAGTTCTGACTTCGCCGATTTACCCCGAGCATGACAACGCCTATTTAAAAGATTGTATTGAAAACTTAAAAGAAAAAGGCATTGAGATAGATTAAAAAAGCCACCCTTAAGGTGGCATACATACGTGCAGATAGTATTCACGTTAAAAGCTAAGGAGTATGTTTGTTTATGGACTCAAAAAAGTTGAAAAATTTAGCTAAAGTAAACGGGATTGTCGGTTTAGGCGGTGGAATTTTTCTATTGTTCGCTACGCCCATCACTGTATCAGCCACTTTGAACCAAAGTATGATGGCAGCAAATCTAGCTGTCTCAGCATTTTTCATGATTAAAGTAGCTGTTTTTGTTCTTGGAATTGTGGGAGTAGTACAGTTTAAAAAATCTCCAGTAGTTTCCAATTCACCTAGCGTTTTAATGATGGTTGGTGGATCAATTGCTATTATTCCCTTGTTGGAGTGGATTGGCGGAATTTTTGCCATCATCGGTGGTTCTTTATTTCTATCATCTATTAAAAAATTTGATAGCGTTGAATCAGAAGACTAAAAAGGAACTATCTTCCTAAACAGGAAGTTCTTTTTTAACAGTCGATTGTGATTGATCAACACACGTGCAGATAGGATTCACGTTAAAAGCTCAGGAGAAGTACAAACATGGAAGATAAAAAATCACTACTTCTTATTGCTCGCATCGCTAGTGTGATGTCTGTACTGATGTACGTTTCATATATCCCACAAATCGTGGATAATCTATCTGGTCACGCAGGTGATCCAATACAGCCCTTTGTAGCTATGTTAAATTGTATCTTGTGGACTATTCACGGATTGTTTGGGACGGACGGTCATACCCGTGACATGCCAATCGTAATTGCAAATGTGCCCGGTATTTTATTTGGATTCGCAGCTTTTATCACTGCGATTATCTAATTGTGAGTATGCGTACCTACCCGCCCAGCGGGATACATAAAAACCCACCCGTCAAGGTGGCATACATACGTGCAGATAGGAATCACGTTAAAAGCTGTTTAAGGAGTATGTTTCTTATGGATAAGCCACAAGAAAATCGGGTTTTTGGCATTATTTCAATTGTTTTGGGTGTAGTTGCATTAGTTTTTTCTTGGATCCCATTTATTAACAACATGTCAGCGGTTATAGCTATCATTGGTTTGATACTGGGGATTGTCGCCTTAATTATAAATCGTAAACATAAAAAGCTTATGGCTATGTTAGGTATCATTTTTTCTGCTGTTGCCTTTGGTATTGTACTAATGACACAATCGGTATTTGAAAAATCATTTAATGATACCTTTGATACTAAAATTTCAAGCGAAAATTCATCTAAAAAATCAGGAACTGCTGAAAAAGTTTCTACTAATAAATCTGATGACCCTTCAGATAGAAAGTGGACTTTAAAAGGCAACATTTTTGACGCTGGTAATATGACATACAAAATTACCAAATCCGAATTAATGGATAGTGCTGCAGAAGACGGGTCAAAAACATTGGTTCTTCACATGGACGTAACAAATAACGCAAAAAAGAACATGGATCCGTCGAATATCTACATGGTATTACACGCATTTCAAAAAAACGATACATCACGAGTTGAACTAAATCCCGGTATGGTCGCTTTAGATGAAAACGGTAATAGCCCTATTCAATCTGAATTAGACGCTTTGAACAACGATTTATTACCTGGCAAAACCGCACAAGTCGCTGTGCCATTTGATTTACAAAACACTAATAATGTTGAAGTTGAATTTTCAAATTATGACTTTAAGGTAATTGGAACAAAGACGTATCAGGTTCAATAAAATAAAAAAACACGAACCCCGCCTGGTTAGCGGGGATACATAAAAAGCCCCACTCGATTAAGTGAGGCGTGAAAGGAAAACAAAAATATGGATTTAGGCAACCTGACGCCTTCGGAAGTTGATTCTTTAATAAAATCAGCAAAGACAATGCAAGAAAAATACCCAGCCGATATGCCTATGGGAAAAATTAACGATCAATTCACGCTTGCTGATAATTCTTACGGTGTTGACTACAAGTTTCGTAGATATCGACACCCTATTGATGAGAGTCGCTTTTCTATTAGCATCCGCATACGCGAAAACAATAACTTTTTAGTTCGATTAGATATACAAAACGGAACGCATAAAAATCCCGACGGACAAATCATCCCACAAAATCATATTCATATATACGACAACGGTGGTGGAGAAATAAAAGATGCCATTGCGCGCCCGTTGCCAAATGTATTCAATGGACGTATTAGCTCTATATTTGAAGCTATTGAAACTTTCTTTGTGGAATATAGGATTCAAGTTCTATAAAATGAAGGCATAAACACAAAGAAAGGAGTGCGATTGTATGACTAGTGCATCAAAACTTAAAAGCGAATGGCTATCTTGGGTTTCAGAGAGCTTTGAATATACTGAGTTATCTGCCACTTCTATTAGAATTGACACCCCCTTTTATGATAGACACAACGATACAATTATTTTGTATGCAGTTAAAACTAGGAACGGGTGGCATCTAACAGACGGTGGCTATGTAATTGACGACTTGGCTGTCGAAGGAGTTGTCTTCAACAAACGAACCCAAGCTAGAAACAAATATTTGCATAATCAACTATTCAATTATGGCGTTTCATTTGATATCGAAACGCACGAATTATATACGGAAGCGACATTAGAAAACTTTGGAGTTAAAAAGGCCGCATTAATGCAAGCCATGTTATTCGTTAACGATATGTTTCTAACGAAAAAAGAATCTGTTAAATCATTCTTTTTTGAAGACGTCTCAAAAGTGCTCGATTCGCATGAGCTAAGCTACATTAGCCCACATATCGTTGTTGACTCTATTGGTATGAATCACAATTTTGAATATGCCTTCAGTGGTAAAGGCGGAGTGCCAAGCAAAGTTATCAAGCTAATTAACAAGCCAAATAACGAGTTATATGCTAAAGCTATCCTTACCGATTTCACACTGTCGCAACCTAAATTTAATGATGATACAAAGAAAATCGTTCTTTTCAACGACGACAATGCTGAATCAACAAATATTATTAATAGTATGTTTTCGGAAAATGGAATCTCTACCTACCGTTTTACAGAGGATCGAGACGATTTAATCGAAGCGTTAACAACTGCATAAAAAAAGCGCATCCCCTCTATCGCTAAACTCAGGGATACGCTCATCAGTTATTCAACAAAACTAGACCTCTTGAAACGTCTTTAGTTTTCTTTCGATAATTATTATATCAAATAGACCCGGACACGTCTCGAAACTGTCCTATTCTTTAACAGAAAGGTTAGGTTTAAACTAATGTCAGTATACAAAACCGATACAGGTTGGCGTGTTGAAATATCATTCAAAGACACAACCGGAAAATATCGCAAAAAAGGCAAACGTGGTTTCAAGACCAAAAAGGAAGCTGAGGCTTGGGCGGCTGAATACTCAGTTGCCAATAGCAAGCCAACACTTCAAAAAGGCACCCTTACCCTTTTCAGCGATTATTTCGACGAGTATCAACAATTACGGTTCGATGCTGGTCTCAAGGAAACAACAAAAGAATCATGGCATGCAGTTCGCAAATACGTTGTTGATGTGTATTTTAAGAATATAACACTAGATCAGATTACTCGCCAAATGTATCAAGCATTCTTGAACGATTATTCAAGCGACAAGAAACGTAAATCTGTACTTAAGCGTCACCAGATTATGAAACAAGTAATCGAACAAGCATTTCACGATGGTTTAATATCATCTGACCCCACCTATGGCGTTATTATACCAGGCGCTGATTCCAAGTCTGCGGATGAAAAATTCCTTCAAGTTGATGAGTTTAACCAGCTACTTAAATACATCGAAACTAACGACAAGCTAATTAAGTGGAACACGTCATTCATGATTTATTTGATTGCATTGTCAGGTCTGCGTGCGGGTGAAGCATTAGCACTTACTCGTGATGATGTTGATATTGATGCGCACAATATCAGCGTAACAAAGACCAAGCAACGTTCTGGCGAATCAACCACACCAAAAACAAAATCATCTATTCGCACTATTGCTATGCCAGATCGTTTCTTTGATAACTACGAAACGTTTATTAGTGCAAAGTCTGAATGGAACGATGCCAATGAATTATTCGATGGCCGCCGTTGGGCTACTATCAATAACCACTGGCTTGAACGAATTGAACGTGAACTTGGTTTTGAAAATATAGTTTCCGTTCATGGCTTACGTCACTCACACGTTTCTTACTTACTATCGAAAGGCGTCGACATTAATTATGCATCTAAGCGTTTGGGCCATTCAAACGTTACAATTACGCAACAAGTATATGCCCACCTACTACGTGACAAGCAACAAAGCGAAGAAGCAAAGACGCTTAATATTCTTGGTAAAATCGACTAA